AATGCATTTTGTTGCTCTGCAGTTGTCAAGGCTGTGTTGTAGCCTGAATTTAACAACTGACTGATCTGGTTGTTTAAGTCTTGGTTAGCGCTATTGATCACTTGACCAAGGACCTGAGCGCCACGCTGTGAACCAAATTGACCTGAGCCCACAGCGCTAGAAGTGGCTTGTGGAGCTAGATTCTGCTGAATATTGCGTTGTGCAATATCAGACATGTTGTTGATTACTGAATTGATATAGGGGCTCATGTAGCCCTGAGCCTGTTGTGCAGGGCTCTGACCTGCTGCAGCCAAGTAATTTGCTCCAGCAGCCAAGGGTGATGTCACACCACCTGCGCTAGTCAACGTTTGACCTGCTTGCTGTAATGTTGGCTGATAGGCACTTGCTGCAGTTCCTACGTTCTCAAATGCCTGTTGTTGTAAAGGCTGAGCACCAACGTATTGTGCATTTTGAGCTGCGTTTGCGCCCTGAGAAGCAATATTACTCAGGTAGTCCGTGTAATACGATGGTGCGGTCGTTGCTTGCGTTTGTGATGACTGAAGTAGATTTGCCATTTTTATCCTTTCGCCATCTTGAGATAGTCAAGAGGTGATTTTGCTTTCGGTGGTATTTTTGTGTCAGGAGCACTTCTCTTGTGGGCGCGTAGCTCTTCACGCATTTTATCCAATAATTTCGATCCTAGCTTGTTGTCTCCGCCACCTATGGCAGTCACAAAACTAGCTGGAAACACATACTCTCCATCAGCAATCTTGGCGGGGACAGGATTCCCACCAACTGCCATTTTGTGAGGTATTTCGTGATGAAACTTACTCAAAACTTGTGCGCCTGCTTTGCTTGATCCGTCACCAAAAGAGGCTACCGTGTCAGCATCCATCACATAGTCTCCATCGTGGAGCATGGCTGGTATATCGTCGCTTTGGCCAGTTCCTTTGCCGTTGGCATAGTATCCAGTCAAGCCTGTGATAAATTCGGGTTTATGGCCCTCTGGAGCCGCTTCACGGTACTTATGAGGTAGACCCCCATGGGCAAGCAAAGAAGTCGCCTGAGAGTCCCTTCTGATGCCTTGCCTTAGCTGATGCAAGGGGCTAAATCTAGACTCATGTTGAATTTCGGGAGCGGCTTTAAGCATCGTTGGCGCTTCAGGCGCAATGTTCTTGTATTGAGTGTTTTTCACAAGATCACTAAATGAGCTGCCACCATCAGCCATGGTTAAAAAACTTTCCGCCACTTCAGGTTGCTCCATCTTAATTTCTTTATTAAGTTCTGCCAAGTCAGCTTGGGATACTTGTGTGGGCTGTTCTTGTTTTGGTGATGGCTGAGACATGATCTTTGCCAACTCAGGATCAAGTTGATCAAAAATTTGTTTAAGTGCCTGTAAATGAGCAGGATTTCCATACACAGGAGCGCCTGCCAACATGGTCGCAACCATAGGCAACCCAGTTGAACTAGTAGTTCCACCTGACAGGGGTGAACTTGACGCCGTTGAAGTGGTTGAAGTTGATGTCTTGGTGGCAGGGGTTGTTGTTTTTGTGGTTGTTGGAGTTTTTGTTGTGTCAGTAACAACTGCAGGCGTTACCACATTGTCAGTTGTATCTTTTTTTGCAACAACAGTAACTGGATTCAATTTAACAGCATTAGGATCCTCAACAACAGTATTGTCACTAACTGTGTTGTCAATTCCACTAGAACCAACAACAGTAACTGGTTGTAATTGTGTCGCATTAGGATCAGCTATAACCGTGTCATCAGGAGTTGTTGCATTTTTCTTGGCCGTAATAGTAACTTTTCCAAGAGGACTGTTTGCATCACTTGTATTTGTAGAGCTTACTGTGTAATCCGTTGGGTCAGTGCTTGATCCAGTGATTTGAACATTGCTAAGTGGGCTATCTGAGCTTGCGCTAGTAGCAACAGTTTGACTTGTATCTGTGGCTAAAGGCGAAGTAGTGGTAGAAGTTTGATCTGTAGGTGTAGATACATTACCCTGTGAGACTTGATTTTTATACTCTTCACGCCCTGCGGCTATGGCCAAGTTAATTGCCGTTTGAGTGGCTGGCTGACCAGCTAAAACGCCGCCTATGATTTTGGAAACAGCGATTTGTCCTGAAGGACTTAAATTCTGAATGCCTGGTATTTGATCAGTGATTGCAGATACGCCACCACTTATTCCGCCTGCCATCAATGCAATTAAAGGATCTGCTTTACCTTGAGATGAAATTTCTGCTGCAGTCAAAGATCTAGCAGCCCCAGAACCTGCGCCTTGAAGTGCTTCTCCCAACAAACTAGGGTCTTCGCCTAAAGTTGATCCTATGGCCTTACCTACAGTTTGACCTGCCGCATTGCCTGCAGTGGAAGCCAAATACGAAAGCGCTCCAGATGTAGCTGCTTTTGTTAAGTCTCCTGTCTGCGCATAAGTATCGGCTGCAGAGACATAAGGCAGTAAGGTTGGGTCGATGATTGAAGCCGCAATCATAGGGATTGGACCTAAATCCCTAGCGATGTTTCCAATAAAACCGCCCTTAGATCCACCTGTGTAAGTGACTTGCGTGCTTGGATCGGTAACGGGTTGCACTGCTCCCGTATTGGGATCAACACGAACAAATGTGTTCATGGTTCCACCAGTAGAACCAGACATAATTGCGTATACGTTTGGCGCTACTTGTTGGATATTGCCATTGATGAAATTGCCTTGTCCATCAATTAAGCCTGTTGACGTAATTGGGTTGCCATTGTCATCAACTCCACCAGTAATCGTTCCGATCTTGGCTTGACCTGTTTGAATGGTGTTGTAGGTATCATCAAAAGTCTGACTAGCCGTAGACCAAATGTCTTGCGCTAATGGTGACGATGATGCGTTGGCTGTTGTGCTCATTTATGTGGTCTTTTTAGTCAAGGCTTGCTTGGCATTCAAGTAATCTGTCATTGAAATTAAGTTATTTTTATAAGCAGAATCTAAAGCCGCAGCATTTGTTGTGTCAATCTGTCCTTTTGAGTTAAAAGGATTTACATATGCACTTTGACCAAAGTTGTATGTCGCGTAAGAACTTGTGTTTTTAGGTACTAAGTTGCCTGCTTGGGCTTGCGCTAATGGTATTTTTTGATACTGACCACCAGGTACAGCAGTGTATGCCATTTGTTGTTTTGTGGTTGGATCAGTAAATACATAAGTTGGAATTCCTGAAGAATTCGTTCCATACTGATATTGAGTTCCTTTAGGTAAATTTAAATACTGAAGGGTAGAATCAGCTCTTGCTTGTGGATCAAGTTGGAAGTTGTAGCTTGCTATAGTATTGGTCAAATTTGATCCAGTAGCTTTAGCGTAAGTTGCGGCATCAACTCCAGAGTTTGCTAATTTTGTAAAGTTTTGATAGTCTGAGCTATTTGAGGGAGCATTAACTACTTGAGCTAACGCAGAATATTTTTTTAAAGTGCTTGGATCACCAATACCATTTAACAAATTGTAAACATCAGTTCCTGTTTGAGCTAAGCTATTCGCTATATTCAAATTTTTTGCCAAACTTGGTAAAGTACTTTGATCACCAAAATAGACCCCATTTATGTTATTTGGCAAACTAGACAATGTGCTAGGATCAAGTCCCAACGCATTTATTTCTTTTGCCAATTGGCCTTGACTTGGCATGTCATAAGAACCTACTTGATTTTGAGTGCTATTTTTTTGTAAATAATCAGTAAATGCTTTTAATGGATTCAGGTTTTCAGCAGTATTGAATGATCTCATTGTTGCTTCATATGAATTGGGATCATAAGCAGCCATATTACTTAAAGCATTTTGTATGTCAGATGCCTTGTATTGTGATGTGCCTACAGCTTTTTGTATGTCAGCAGCAGTTGCATTTGGATGCGCAGTGATCCAATTATCAATTGTTGTTTGTAGAGGCACTTCATTTGCAATGTTTCTGAAAGTCTGACTGTTTATGCCTAAATTATCTTTGGCTTGTTGATAATCTTGATTAAAAAACTTACTATCAAAAAGAGACTGTGGTGGATTGTAGGTAGCCTCATTTAACATGGCTTGGGCAAAAGTATTGCCTTGACCTGCTAAAGCCATCATGGTTGGATCCAATGAGTAACCAGGTTGTTTGGCTATATTTTGATATGCTTGTGTTACGCGATCTTGATTAACGCCAAATTGTTTTTCGGCATCAGTTAAACCTTGCCCACTTAAATTGTTTTGTGAAATGTAGTCCACAATTTGCTGATCAGAATATTGTGGTGGAGTGGAAGACAATCCTTGAATGGTATTTTGTACGCCTTGTAATTGAGTCAAAGGAGATGTTTGTGTTGTCGCACTAGAAGTATTGGCAGCATTTGCAGTTAATGGTGAATTGGATGCGCTCGTATTTGCTGTTTGTGCGCCAGTATTGCCAATTAAATTGTTGTAAGTAGAGTTAACTGTTGCAACATCAGTTCCATAATGATTTGCCAAAGCTTGCGCAATTTCAGGCGTCATTCCGCCCTGCGTACTAATTGTGTTTGCAAGTTGTGATTGTGTAACATTAGGATTGCTTGTGAAATAGTTATTCACAAGACCTTGAAATGCTGGATCTACTGATGTTGTTGTCGTCATGTTAATTTCCTAAAGTCATAATTCCACACATGGCCTCAGCCCACTCGTTCCACTTTGAATACAAGCGGTGATCGGGTATTCCTGATTGCACAAAATATCCAATACCATTCATACCGTCTACCCAAGTTCTCCACTCTTCTTCAGGCAGATGCCCCAACTGATTCGGAGCAAACAACTCCTCCATCAGCTTGCAATACTCGTCCCAAGTCATCCCTCTAGGGTCATACGTTATCATGGGTTGCCTGTTCCGCGAACGTCTCCAGTCTCGACACTGAGGACAATCTTACCCATTTGGTAGTCACCATTAAAAGTATTGCTCTCAAACCTCAAGCGCATCTCACGGCGCTGTTCACGCATATCAATTTTAAGAGTTGTTGGATCAAATGTATAAGGGTCTGATGGGCGGTCTATGTCATCCGCATAACCCTTACCAGTCACAATCACATCCATCTGTCCAGTTTGGATAAAGTCAGGCTCAACACGCTCGCATCGCGTCCACATGTTTTCACCTGGTCCTTGTACTGAACCAACTAGCCCTGCACTTGATCCCAAAACAGGCGTTTCAAATGCTGAATAAATTGCATCAACATGGGTCAAGTATGTTTGATTCATTCCAGTCTCATGCTGCCAAATCGTATAACCGTTTACAGTCATTAGCTCGCCTGCAACTGTTGTACTTGTTGGATTGTAAACAGTATACGTTCCTGCGCCTCCAGAACCGCTTCCAAGCGCTGTAATCACCATTTGGTCAGGAACACTTGCGCCTTGGATAATTTGTCCTACAGCCAATGATCCGAATACCATTGAGGATACTGTCAACGTAGTACCTGAAACTGACCCTTGAAATTCAACAATTGTGTTGGGATTGTAGTCACCCCATATGGGTTTGGGAAACACTTCAGTAAACCACCCTGCTGATCTTTGCGCCCCTGGTGCGGAACCTGCGTCATACCACACCTTCTCACGCACGTTATAGATGATGGCATCGGTACACTCAGTGGCGTCACCTCTAGGATAAAACCACCATATCTCGCCAAAACGAGGCACTTTACTGGCCCAAACCTTTTGGCGCTGAGAAAGGTTGACGTTGTCAAAGAAATAGTTTTGGTTCATGGTGTTGGGTATTTCTTGTACAACACCGTTGTACATCAAGAAACGATCAATACCTGCCCAATAATAAATTCCATCGTACTCAATTACAGAGCTAGAGGACATGATTGAACTCTGTTGAGTGATCAAGTCATAACGCCAATAGAACGTAGATGAAGTAGTTCCTGTGGTCACCGTAGTTGGTGTGTAGGACACGCGTATCACGCTATCAAGCGACCAAAACAGCCCAGCAGGGGAGGTAGTGCCGCCACGCAGTGGTAAGCCCTTCACGATCTTTGTAGAGGCCACGTTGTTGGCATTTGCGTCAGCGCTAGTCCAGTTGTTGAAGTCGCCTGCAGCGCAGTTCTGAATCAACCCATTGTTGCCATAAACAAACAAGTACGGGTACAACATTACAACTCCGCCGCTTACCGAGATGTTGTTGTCAAACGTCAATGTGGCTGAGCCTGATGCCGTGGCGGGTTTATTTAAAACAACGGTCCATACGCCTGCAACCAAAGATGAGGAAACAATAGTGCTACCTGATTGAATACCAGTTCCAGTAACTGAAACACCTGGCCCCATGGCTACATTAGTAGTCGCAAATGTAACACTAGTTGAACTAGTAGTAGTAGTTCCTACTGCGGTGAAAACGCCGACTGGTGCCAATGATGTTCCTGTGAATTGGCCATATAAAGGACGCACGTTGGTGGTACTTGTGATGTACTGAAGATTCTGACCAGGGTGAGCAATCAACTGTAATGTTCCACCACCCGTGGAGTCATATCCGATGTCAAACTGCCAAAGATTGGTTGCGTTGGGTGTGAAATAAGAAGAACTAATTGAGAATGGAGTTGGACCAGTTCCAATCGCTGTTACGTTGTTGGTCACCCATTGCTGAAGACCTGCACTGTATCCTGAGATGATATAGTTCAAGCCATTTGTGGCGCTCATGATAAGCCCTCTAGAAGCTCCAGAAGCGTTTAAAAAAGCGCCTGAGTAACCGCCTATCTTTCTAGGCAAACCACGCTGAAAACGCACCCACTGGCCGTCCACGTAGGAAGCTGCAGCGAACTGCGTACCATCGCGCTGAATCCCTGCGGGTACTGTAAGTGATAGGACTTTAGCGGTCAAAACGTGCCTCCACTAAGACCGTTGACCACATACAAGCCTGAAGAACTAATGACCATGGCTTGTGAACCAGACACTGTAAATCCAATCTGTGCTGAACTTGGCAAGTACATGCCAGTGCTTAGGTTAGATTGGAAGTTTAATGAAGGGTTGGACGCTGAACCTGGCGACAAAGTGATGGATGAACTACTGTTTGCGCTACTAGAAACAGCAACCACATTTGTGCCGTCGCAAACTAGAGCATACGTCGCACCACTTGGAATGTTTACCGTTGCGCCACCGCTAACCGATGTTTTAAATGTAAGTGTGTATGTGCCAGTGGTTGAGTTTGTGATTACATAAAACTGAACCGTTTGAGGAACAATCACATTTGTGTTTTGACTTATTGTTCCAGTAAAGTTTTGAAGCACATAAGAAGCTTGTGTTGCAGTCAGAGTGATGGTTGCGCCTGCACCTGTTACCGAAATTTGCTCTTGGGTAAATGCAAATACAGCACTTTGTCCATAACCCCAAGAAGCAAATCCACCAGTTCCTTCAGAGACTAAGTAAAAAGACTCGCCAATTTGCAATTGAAATGTGCTATTTCCATCAATCGTGTCAGTACCTTGAGTGGCAATAGTCAATACGCCAGTTCCATTGTTCTTGACAATTGTGTACCAACCAGAGCCTACGGCTGAGGATGATGGCAATGTGATTGTGCCTGCACCACCGCCCCAGACTGAAATCTGCGATTGTGCAGTGGCCATCATTGTGAACCCACTGTAGTAGGTCACAATGGGTGTAATTGTATTGAGTGTTGTTCCTATGGCTTCTAAGCCATATCCAACCAAAGAAGACGCATTCGCTACAGAAGTGCTTGCACCAAACTGAACAAAGGCCCAAGTGCCGTTTGTGGTTGTGTTGTCAGTTAGATAGACATAGTAAGCAAGGCCAGATGCAATTGAAACAATCGTTGTAGATCCATCATTCTTGACAACCGTGAATGGGTTTGTATTTCCAACATTCTTGATCAAAAAGGATTGACCAGTAGAGACTTGAGTCGCTGCAGGCAATATCAACTTCAATCCAGTGGTTGTTGCAGTCACCTCAATGATGTTGGCAACAACGCTTGAAGTCGCGCCATTTACAGGCCACTGTAGCGTGGTGTTGGTGCTGATTGATAGGCTTTCATAACCAACCTGAGAAGGGCTGATCGTTGAGCCTGTGTAGGGATTTACGTAGTAAGTCATGTTTAGCTATCCACGGCAACAGATTGACGATCTCCAACTCTAGATACATCCTCAGCTTTCAAGGCTTGTAAGGCTTCTTGATACTTCTGTTGGAAGATCTGACGTTGGTCATTTTTTAGGAAAGGCATGGCTTGTAACAACGTGCCAAACAACATTGCATTCGGTGCATTCTGAGTCAGCCAGTTTGTTTGGTTGGTCGAGCTCAAAGGCTGAATGCGCTCATAGTACAACACTTCAAAATTGTATGACTGATCAGGTGTTGGTGCGACATACCAAAAGTCCCAACTTGTGTCTGAGTAAAACAAAGGAGGAGCTGTCTGTGTATTGACTGGCCAATAGTTAGTCAGGTACTCATACTTGCGCAACAAAATAGGATTGCGGTTGCCACTGCTATCGGTGTAGTTCATGGACACCGTCTTGCGCCATCTAGCAGGCTTTTGAATGACTGGGTTGCCAGCGGTCATCTGCGCCTCCACAATTTGCAACTGGCCCAACGTTTTGATCTCTTGCGCAATTTCAAACTCTGCAAGAGTGAT